GGTTTAGTGCAATGACCTATGCAAGCCTGATAGACCTTGCTAAGAACCATACAGCCCGTTTAAAAGTGGCTTATTGGGACTTACCTAACTTTGAAACAAAGAGATTGGATAAACACAATTGAAAACCGCAGCCGTAGTGACCGTAACCAATGGAAAACGCCCAGGTGAGTTATTAAATTGCCTTATGTCTGTTGCAAGCCAACGAGGGATAACCCCTACGCATTACATTTTGTGTGACGGGGACTTTAATACCTTTGTCGAACTCAGAAGGCTTTACGCCAATGGTTGCGTAAAGATCTGCTATTGGGATGGCAAGATTGGCGGTAACGGGTATGCGGGGCAACGCTGGTTAGCTGCTGCGCCTCAATTGATTACCGAGGATGTTACTTTCTTTTGTAATGACGATGATTGGTATTCTCCTGACCATGTAAAAAGTATCATGGATAAAATTGATGAGGGCTATGATTGGGCTTATAGCCTTAGATCAGTTCACGATAAGGAGGGTAACTTTTTGTTTGATGACAACTGCGAAGCCCTCGGAGAGCTACACGATACTTGGAATATTCCTGGTCATCGCTTTGTGGACTGGTGTATGTGGGGTATGAAAACAGAATACCTTAAACAACTCGCTATTTTGCTAAACCGCCCTGATCCTACGGTAGATCGCCAGTTCTATCAGGCAGCTACCCGTATTGTTCCCAAGTTTGCCTCTACAAATAAGCACACCTTTCATTTTCGGATGGGTGGAAGCTGTGGCGTACAGCCTGAGTTCTTTATTGAAGGCAACAAGCGCATTTTGGAGAAGTTTGACGGTAAATTGCCTTGGATCACTACATGAGCGACTTTAACCTCAAGCATTTCTATCATTTTTGTAATCAACTCAAAATTGAAACAAAAGAGCAAGGTTTACGCAAGCTCGATAACCTCATGGGTTCTCAGACCTATGTAATGAACGAAATGGCTAAAGGATTGGCAGAAGGTGTCCATTTCTTTGTCATTCTGAAAGGAAGGCAACTTGGAATCACCACAATCTCCCTCGCACTTGACCTTTATTGGCACTTCACCCACCCAGGATTGCAAGGAACGCTCACAACAGACACCGAAGAAAATCGAGATATGTTCAGAAGCACCCTCGCAATGTACATGGATGGTTTACCCAAAGAGTACAAAATCCCGATCCTTACTCACAACAGGAACGCCCTTGCCCTCAAGAATCGCAGTCGATTATTTTATCAAGTCGCTGGGCTTAGAGCGAAAGGATCTTTGGGTCGTGGGAAAGGTATCACCTTCCTTCATGGCACAGAAACAAGCTCGTGGGGTGACGAAGAAGGACTAGCTTCCCTGTTAGCTTCTTTGGCGGAAACCAACCCTGATCGGCTGTACACCTTTGAATCTACAGCTCGTGGTTTTAATATGTTTCACGATATGTACACCACTGCTAAACGGGCTAAAACCCAACGGGCAATCTTCTGTGGCTGGTGGCGCAATGAGATGTATAGCCTAGATCCTGAAGGTCAGACCTACAAGGTGTATTGGGATGGCAAGCTCACTGGTGAGGAAAAGGAATGGGTACGGGACATTAAGAAACTCTATGGGGTAGAGATCAATTCTCGCCAGATAGCGTGGTGGCGTTGGAAGTTGTACGAAGGGATCAAAGATGATAGCCTGATGTATCAGGAGTTTCCGCCTACCGAGGACTACGCCTTTGTGATGACGGGAACATCGTTCTTCTCCAATGCGAGGTGTACCGATGCTGTCAAGAAGCTCAAGAAAGTTAATTGCGATTATTACCGCTACAGCTTTGGCGTTAATTTCCAAGATACCGAAGTGCTTAAATCTACAGAACGCCTTGCCACGCTCAAGATTTGGGAAGAGCCTGTGGATACTGCTTATTATGTTATTGGAGCTGATCCTGCTTATGGTTCTTCTGACTGGGCTGACAGATTTTGCATCCAGGTACTACGAGTTTACGCTGACGGGTTGGAGCAAGTAGCTTCCTTTGCCACTTCTGAATTAAACACTTACCAGTTTGCATGGGTGATCTCTCACTTGGCGGGTGCGTACAAGAACTCTACCTTAAACCTTGAGATCAATGGTCCAGGGCAAGCTGTCATCAATGAACTACGAAACCTCAAGCGCCAAGCCTCTGCAATGGGGACAGCATTAGGAAAAGACCTTATGGATGTGTACGGCAATATGCAAAACTACATCTGGCGCAGAAACGATACCCTTGGCGGAATCAGTAATTCTATTGGGTGGATGACTACGGCAGCTACCAAAGAGCGTATGCTCACTTACATGAAAGACTACTTTGAAAGAGGTATGTTGGACTTGTGGGATATGGACACCCTTGAAGAAATGAAAACCACCATTCGGGATGGCGGATCAATTGAAGCATCAGGTAGGAACAAAGACGATAGGGTCATTGCTTGCGCCCTAGCTTGCGCAGCCTTTGCCGAACAGGTGCAGCCCAGGCTTATTGCGCAGAAAATTACCAGACAAGTTTCTAGGGTACAGGATGACTTTTCCCCCGAACAACTCACAGTCGGAAGAAATGTCAGTGATTATCTGAAAAAGATTGGGGTGTACGGCACATGAGAGCCACACTACCTAGAGCCGAACTCAGACGGGTGATGATGCGTTTTTTGCAAGATAAAGATCGGGGAATCTCCATGCCTTTGTTTGCAGACCTTGCGGGGATCTCTTTGTCACATTTGAAGGATGTTTTCTTAAATGAAACCGAACCTTTAACCGAATATGTACAGCGTAGGGTGTCAAAAGCCTATAACGAGTGGCTAAACGGTGAAGTAGCGATCATGCAAAACCGAGATACCTCTAAATTTGTTCAATATCGTAAAGAAGCACGCCCAACACTACATCGTAGTACGGGCTTGCAAGTGGTGAATGGAGAGATTAAGATTAAGGTAGGGATTAGCAATAGATATGATTATTCAGAATTAACGCTTGACGAACAATTGAAGGGGAGATAACAATGGCGGTAGTTAACGATTTTCACTGTGCAGTACACGGGTATTTTGAATCACGGGAGGCTAAATGCCCCATGAAAGGTTGCCATGAAGAAGTTATGGTCGTATTTTTGCAAGCGCCTAACCTCGTTAGTGCAAAAACCAGATTTACCGATAAGTCCACCAAGCAACTCGCTATCGAGTTCGGAATGTCAGACATTAAAAGCACCCGTGAAGGCGAGCATCAAGAAGGCTTCCTCGCCAAGAAAAACAAGTTCACCGAAAAAGAATACGCAGATGCCGAAAAGTTCGCCACCCGTAAAAAAGGTGTTAACAAAGATCGAATTAAACCAACAGCGCCACAAGCGCCACAAGAAGGTCCAAGAGAAGCAAGACCAGGCGATGCAGCGGTCTGGGGTGGGGGTATGCAAGGAATGAATATGCAATCTATCCTAGCGGGAAGATTCTCTCAGCCAGTAGGACCATCACTTGGCAAAGAAGCAGAAGCAACTAATTTTGCTCCAAGCCAAGCGGGTATTAAAACTGGACCAGTTACGCTTCCTGGGGGTACACTGAGAGATCCACAAAACTTACAGATTAAAAAATGAAAATACCTAGCGGAGAAAGTCGTGAGGATTTTTACTTAGACATCATCAACAAGTGCATGGTGTCCAAGGAAGAAAGAAGGGGTGACTACACGACACTCCGAGCGTATTATTTATTTGGAGCTGGTCCTGAAGAGCCACCTGCATACTTCAATAAAATTCATCCACATTTAGATCAGCTTACGAGCTTTTTATATTCTGCTGAAACTACTCGTTTTTCTATTGCTCTAGGGGCTTCTGTTCCCCCCAACGAACACAAAAAAACGCCTTCATTAACCCAAGCCCTCAATGATGAGTGGTTAAATTCCAATGCAGATCAAGTGTTTTCTACTGCGTTGACATGGGCTTTGGTGTACAACAGTTCTTTTATTAAACTCGTTTATAAGAACGGTATTCACCCATACATGATTGAGCCATCCGCTATTGGAGTATTGCGGGAGGACACCCCTTATACAGACAGGCAAGAGGCGATTGTTCAAACATACTACATTACGAAAAGCGAACTCTACGCCCGTCTGTATTCCCATCCAAAGCGTGAAAGCATTGTTTCAAGGATTTCTACAGGCACTAGAGTATCCGAATCGGACATTCCTGATGCAGTAAACCGTATTGTGATGAGCCAAACCAACCCTACCATCTACGGTAATGTGAATATGGACTTGTACGGTATGAACCGTTACAAAGCTAGAGTAGCTGAAGATACTGTGGAGATGACTGAGCTGTGGGTATGGAACGATGACACCGAGGATTATCAAGTAGTCACAATGGCAGCTCCAAATGTCATTGTATATGACAGACCAGGCGCATCTTTATTCCTAAAAGGTGAATGTCCATTCATTCAGATCTGCCCTAACCCTTTATATGACTATTTCTGGGGTGCTTCTGAAACCCAACAACTTTTATTGCTTCAAGAATTGCGCAATACCCGTATGACAGAGATTTTGGACCTGTTATCCAAGCAAGTGAATCCTCCAACAGCCCTAACAGGCTTTACGGGCATCTTGGATGAGAAAAACTTTGCTTTAAATCGTGCTGGCGGTCTTTTATCTTCGGATATGCCTAATGCCAAGGCAGATCGCCTTGCTCCAACCATGCCACCTGATTTATTTGAGGTGATCCATGAAATTGATGCGATGTTCTCCGAAGTATCAGGAATATCTAATGTTCTTTCTGGTAAAGGCGAATCAGGCGTAAGAAGTCAGGGTCATGCAAGCCAATTAGCTCGCCTTGGTAGCTCAAGAGCTAAAAAACGGGCATTGATTGTGGAAGATAGCCTAGAGAAGGTGGCAACACTGTATCTCAAGCTCATGCAAGTGTATGACAACACGCATTTTAGGGATACCGAAGATGTGCCGTTCATTCCAGAGCAATTTACCAAAGACTTTGTGGTTAAAGTCGATGCGCACAGCAATAGCCCAATCTTTACTGAAGATCTTAAAACCCTTGCGTTTAACCTACATAAAGCGGGTGCAATTGATAAAGAATCTTTACTTGACTTATTAGAACCACCGATGAAACAATTGCTTAAGGATAAACTTAAGCGTAAAGAGAAAGAAGGTGGCGATCAGAAGCAAGCACCTCCTGCTCCCAAAGGCAAAAAAGAACCAGAGGTGGGCTAAATGGCAACAGGCAATGTACAACCAAAGGCAGATCAACCAAGAGTAACCACTGAATCATTAAAGCGTGGTGAAAAATCACCGAATTTGCAGTATCGTGTACAAGGTGTAAAGAGTTTGGATAGATCTGCTAAAACAAGGGATCTAGGTCGTTCAGTTAGGGGATAGCTTAACTTGGAGATTAAAATGCGCAAGTCACATAAAAAAGCACGCAAGTCACGCAGATAAGGTTTCTTCCTTCACGAGGAAAGGGTTGTGGCTGCCTTACCCTATAAATAGGTGACCGTATGCTATCAGGAGAAATTCACATGGCACGCAAATCTCGCAAAGGTCGTAAAGCACGCAAGTAATCGGATGAGGGCTAAAACCCTCTGAAGTTACTTCGGGTTGACCGAATAAGTCCTAGAGGGGGAGGGAAACTAAATAATTCCCCCCACTTGACATTCAATAGATTAAGATTACGATACAGAGAAACTTAATAGGAAAATGCTATGGGCGTACCCTCAGATCAGTTAATGCAAATGATTAAATCCCAACGGGATGGCGCAACACCTGCTGGTATTCCACCCGCCCCAGAAGGCGTAACGGGAATGTCTGATACTTCAGCTCCTCCAATGGCTTCACCAATGAGTACCCCAGAACCAAAGATGGGTAATCGTGAAGCAGCTATGATTAACTTAGCTATGGCAATGGACTTGCTAGAGCAATCACTTCCAGCGCTTGGTAGCGAAACTCCTGAAGGTCAAAAGATATTAGGTGCTATTCGCACTATGACTTCAGTGATTGGACCTAAGAAAGCTAAAACGAATGAATTGCAACCTGCTGAAATTATGCAGATGCTGCAAACATTACCTCAAGCTGGTGGAGCAACGGCTGAAGGAAAAGCAATGCAACAAGCTCCGCAAATCCCAGGTATGTCTGCCCCAACACCACCTCCAGCAATGCCAGGTGGTATGCCAGGTGGCGCACCTTCCGCAACTCCACAAATGTAAGGAATTACTATGGAACTCTTTAAACCTCGTGGTTCAGCAATGCCACGCAGACCTACTGACAACAATCAGAAAAACGGTCAAGTTATCAATACTCCTCGTTACTCAGAGTTTGGTGGCTTAACATCTGCACCTAAAGCTGGCTACAAGAACATGATGTCTATGTCTAAGCCAGGCGATACCAAAAAAGTCATCTAACGAATAAGGGGATAGAAGATGAGTTTAGAAGATCTTTCACTAGAACAGCGTGATGAATTAGCTATGTTGGCTCGCCAATTAGCTGATAATCCTGCTACAAGAAAACAATTTTTACGCATGACAAAACAGGTTAAGCCTGAAATGTCCATTCCTGAACTCGATATTGAGGACTTTACAAATACTAAAGTATCCGCAGCCGAAACACGGGTAATGAATTTGGAAGCAAAAATGCGTGAGCGTGATGCCGTAGAAGAACTCAATAAGCGTAGAGCAAGATTAAATCGCCCTACCAAAGAAATTGAAGAAATCGAAAAGCTCATGCTTGATAAAGGCATGACCAATCACGAAACAGCAGCAGAGTATTTTGATTGGATGCGCCAAGCAGCAGAGCCTACGCCTAATTCTGCTATGGGCTATACACCAAGCGCTTTAAGCAAATTTGACCTTTCTAAGTATTGGAAAAATCCGCAAATGGGCGCTAGAGATGAAGCAGCACAAGCACTAAAGGACTTGCGTAAAAACACAAGACCAATAGGTATTTAAACAGCAGTAAATGGGGATATTTACTTTTAACGGAGAATTATTATGCCAATAGGTGGCGGAATAGTCCCAGCATCAGGATCAAGCCAATACAATGAGCTTACTTATGTAACTCGTAGAGCGTTTATCCCCAAGCTGGTAGTACAGCTTTATAACAGCACACCATTGATGGCTGCGTTGATTGCAAATAGTCAACAGGCTTCAGGCGGTGTATCCCAAGTAACCGTACCAGTACAAGGTGCGCAGTTTGTTAACGCTCAGTGGTCTGACTATTCTGGTTCTTTTAACCAGCCTTCAGTACAACAGGGTGCTTTCAATGCTGAATTTAATCTGAAGCTAATGATTGCTCCAGTACCGTTTCTCGGTATGGAAGGTGCAGTACAGCAAGATTACGCCATTATTCCATTGATCGAAGCTCGTATGAACGATGCGACCAATGTAATGATGGATGCAATGGCTACTGCCTTGTACAACAACTACACCAATACCCAACAGTTCATTGGACTGCCTGGTGCTATTGATGATGGTACAAACATGACTACCTACGGTAACATCAATCGTTCTACCTATACATGGTGGAAATCGAAGGTGTACAACGCAGGATCTGTAAACCCAACTCGTCAAAACATTCTCCAGTACATTTCAGGTACTGTTAAGAATGGCGCTGAAGTTCCAACTTTTGGCGTTTGCGGATTTGGTACATGGACACTCTTAGCCCAAGACTATGTTGGTCAAGAGCAATATGTAATTACGCCAGGACATGGTTTTGATAGCGATAGCAACGGTCCTCAAGCTGCATTTAGAGCTTTGATGGTTGCTGGTGTTCCAATCTATCCAGACCCATACTGCCCAGAAGGTACTGTTTATTTCATTAACTCAAACTACTTGAGCTTGTATATTCACGATCAAGGTTCGTTTGTATTTACTGGATTTGAGTCCACTCTACCTAACTGGCAGATTGGTTATGTTGGCGCTGTCTTGATGATTGCTGAATTAGTAAGCACCAAGCCTAAGTCAATGACCAGAGTATCTGGCTATAACTCTATTTCAATCTAAGGAGAATTAGTCATGGCACTCGGTTTAAATAAAATCCTCATAGCAGGTACTTATGCAAATACGCCAGCTTCGTATTTTCAAAACGCTTCAAACATTGCTGCAACCACTCTTGGAAATGTCGTACCTGCTGGAACTTATCTAGTAGTTGGCGCATCCAATGTGGTCATTCAAACTGTCACCAATTACAACACCACTTCTAATGTGGCTACATGGTCAAATGTGTATCCTATTAACTCAGGTGGTATGGTTATTTCTGACGGTGTGAATCTGCAGTTATTGGCTACTACCAACGCTACAGTGCAATTAGTGACTGTAAATGGTGGTTCTCCTGTATCTGGCACTTTCTTAAGTTAAGGGGTAATAAATGGCTAATCCAGATTCAGTATCACAGTATTACCTTGATAGTTTCGGGAATGGTCGTATTGCTGTTAATCAGCAAACCACTTTTAACACAACGGGAAATGCTACTGTAACTGGTATCAAACTTCCGTTGTTAAGCGGTGGATTGACTAATGCTAATGCAACAGTTGGTTCTGGCGGTGTTATTGTTCGTAGAATTACTGTAAATAATCCAGTTGGTAATATTGCCAATGTGGTCATTTCAGTCACTACTAGCTCTGACGGCAACATTTCTAACGCTGTAGTAGCCAATAGTACGCTTACCAATTTGACTGGTGCTGGTACTTACCAAGACCTGACGATTGCTAGTCCGTACAACAGCAGTTCTGCTATTACTGGTTTTACAACACAAGCACTATATGTCAATGTCAATACTGGAAGCGGTAATGTTTCCAATACTGCGACTGTTGCCGTATATGGCGATGTAGTGAGTTTCTAAAATGTCAAATATCTTCGTAACCAATCGTTCTGACAAAAAGCTAAAAGATGGCTATGCAGGAGTGTTTTATAGTTTCCCTAAAGATGAAACTGTAGAGATCCCTGAAGATGTAGCTCGTCACATTTTTGGTTATGGAGATGACAACAAAGAGCCTTATTTGGCAAGGTTAGGATGGATCATCTCTCAAAATGACTTGGAAAAAGGCATGGAGCTTTTATCCCAGTGGGAGATTTCTACCCAACCCCCAAGCAAGAACCAATCGTTATCCCCGTTGGTGGAAAGAGTACCCCTCCCAACCTCTAGGAAGGGCGGGGGAAAAGTCCTTCAAGCGGTAGCATGAGTTATGGTCAATAAATGGCAACGCTTAATTCGTACATTACGGAAGTCCGTAGGTTACTGCATGATGCTAACGGGAATTTCTATAGCGATTCGCAGTTAACCGATTACATTAACTCTGCCAGAGAAAGAGCTGTCAGAGATACTGGATGTTTGCGTGAAATTGTTGTTACGCAAACGCCATGTCAAGTCGCACCCACAGCAACCATTGGTGGTGTGACACCAACTAACCCAACTGCATGGGTAGCAAATACAGCCGTTACTTTAAACAGTTTTGTATTTTCAAATATTTTTATTTATCAATACACTACTGCGGGAACTTCAGGATCTACTGCTCCCGCTTACCCTGCTAGTGGCACAAACAATTACAGCAATTACCCTCCAACAGCTCCCTTTGCAGACGGATCAGCTCAGTTAACTTATGTGGGTAATTGTGAAAATATTAGCTATGCAGCTTTAACTCAATTGATGGGGTCATCCCCATTGTCACCAAGCTCTGGCAATACAGTCTTAGACATTATCAACATCAATCTGTACTGGGGTAACACTCGTGTACCGATGGATTATTTGGCATGGAGTGACTTCAATGCTCGTTTGCGCTTTTGGCAAAACTACATTGGCAGACCTTTAGCCTTTAGTATTTACGGGCAAGGACAGATCTATTTAGGACCAGTACCCGATCAAATTTATCAAATTGAGATTGATTGCGTAGTCTTGCCTAATCCATTGTCATTAAACACGCCAGCAGTAACGGATGTCATTAACGATCCGTATAGCACTATGGTTAAGTTCTACGCTGCTTATTTAGCTAAGTATTACGAGCAAAGTTACGGGGAAGCCGAAATTTACAAGCAGGAATACAGCAAGCAAGGCGCAAGTGTCATTAACAGCACCTTTACTCGTAGGATTCCTAGCGTTTACAGTAGCCCAATGTAATCATGGCTGCTGCTGAACAGAAAAAATCGTACCAAGTTGTTAAGCAGTTTAAAGGGCTTAATACCAAGGCAGACCGTACAGCCATTGATGAATCTGAATTTTCTTGGATTGAGAACGCACAGCCTATCGGTTTTGGTAACATTAAAATTACCCCGAACAGTTCGGCAGTCACCAACGCTTCAAATGTAGCCGTTACCTTTTCAAATGATGTCATTTATCTGACATCGTGCAATATTGATGTTACAGACTATGTAGTAGCCTTTTTGACCGATGGTAGCGCTGAATATTACAACATTGCCACTAAAGTTAAGGGTACGGTAGCTACTGCGGGTACTTTTTCTACTTCCGTTGTTTCTAATCAATACCCAATCAATACTACCCAGTGGTACAACGACAGGATGCTTATTCTTGATCCAGCCAAGGGGTATTTTTCTTGGGATGGCAACAATGTAGTCACTATTGGCTCAGTAGGCTCAATTGGCATCACCAATTCAGGATCAGGGTACAACACTGCTCCTACCGTTGTTATCTCTGGATATGACCAGACAGGCGGTACTCAAGCTAATGCGACTTCTAGTTTAGTCAGTGGTGGTAGCACTGTAGGCTTTGTTTCTTTATCAAATGGCGGATCTGGCTATACCAATGGCGCTAATTTAACCGTTACTTTTAGCGGTGGTGGTGGATCGGGAGCTAGTGCGGTAGCGGGAATTACTACTTTTGCTACGGGTACAGTCTATGTCAATGTGATTTCAGGTGGATCAGGATATACCAACGCAGCCAATATTGGGGTAACTATCTCAGGTGGCGGTGGTACAGGCGCTGCGGGAACACCAATTATTTCAGGAAACGCTGTTACTTCGGTCATTATGACCAATAACGGTACGGGCTATACCAACTCTGCCAACATCACAGCAACCATTACTGGCGGTGGCGGAACAGGCGCTGTTCTAAAAGCTGGCGTAAACACTCAAAACAATGTGGGAATAGCGAGCTTCTCAGGGCGTGTTTGGATTGCCCAAGGGCGAACTATCTACTATTCTGCTGCGGGGTCTTATACGGACTTTACAAGCGTTTCTGCGGGATCTGTAACACTAACGGACAGTACATTACATGGCAACATACAGCAGCTTCTTTCTGCTAATAACTTTTTGTATATTTTTGGGGATGATTCCATCAATGTATTTTCGGATGTTAGGGTTACTACTAGCGGTACTACTTTATTTACTAACACCAATGTAAGCGCATCGGTAGGGACTAAGTTAGCGTATGCTATTTTTCCTTACTTCAGGTCTGTGTTGTTTATGAATAACTACGGTATTTATGCCTTAGTAGGTTCAACAACTAGCAAAATATCCGATTCCCTTGACGGGATGTTCCCAAATATTGACTTTGCCACCGAAGAAGTTACTGCTGGACAAGTGCTTTTAAACAACATTTTGTGCGCTGCGTTTAATTTTAGATACTACGATGCCGTATTTACTCAAAGCTATCGCTACATTCAAGTAGTGTTTTTTGAAAAGAAATGGTTTATTACAAGCCAAGGTAACGATCTTCAGTACACCACTTCTGTACCTGTAAGTGGAATTATCAATATGTACGGTGTAAGAGGCAGAGATTTGTACCGCTTATATCAGGATTCAACATCGGCAATTACTAGCCGTATTCAGACTGCTTTGTTGCCGATGGGTGATCCAATTCGCACTAAACAAGCGCTTAAATTTGCGGTTGAGGCTACGGTCACTTCTGGCGTGGAATTGAGTGTCACAGTAGATTCTGAATCAGGGTCTAGTCCCGCTTATATATTGGGTAATTACATCACTTGGTTTAATACTTCTGGCACTACCATCCCTTGGATTAACAACGGTTCTACTGTAATATCTTGGATAGGTGGTACAGGGTATGAACTGTACAAGTCAGATGCGCAACAATGGGGTAAATATTTAGGGTTGACACAAACTTCAAACTCAGTAGGTTTTGTGGTCAATACATTTGAATTTGAACATGAATTGAGAGTGAGGTTCTAAATGGCTGGAGTTCCGTTTATCTTTGGTAATGCTACAACGAGCATACCGTTAACCAATTTAGATGCCAATTTTAATACTGGCTTAACTATTGGAAATACCACCGTTGGTCTAGGAAACACTGTTACCACGCTTGGTAATGTGACTATAGCTAATGCAACAACTATATCGGCTGCTGGTAATGTATTTTTAGCAACTTCTAGTGGTAGTGTAGGTATTGGAACTACATCACCTACTGTAGAATTAGATGTTATTGGGCAAATTAGATGTGTTCAAACTCAAGCTGCATCTACTGGAGCTATTATTTTACGCCAAAATTCAGGCAATACAGTTGGCGGGTATATCCAATGGGTAGATAACGCCAATGTGGCTGAAAAAGGCTGGATTGCAGTTAATCCAACTGCAAATATGCAGTTTTCTACAAATGGGTTAGTTTCTGAAACACTTGATTCAGGTGGAAGAAGAACAAATGCTTATCAAACATTCTTTGGTGTAAAAAAAGACAATGGTGTTGATGTAAGTGCGACAACTTATCCAGTTATTTTTAATAATGCATATTACAATACTGGCTCTGCATATAATGGCACTACTGGATTATTTACTGCACCTGTAGCAGGAAGATATTTCTTTCAAATAGAAGGTTTAAGCACTTTATCTACTGTTTTAGAAATGTCTCTTTTTGTAAATGGTGGATATTTCTTATCTGGTAGAAATGTTGGGTCAGCCTATGCAAGCACAGCATATTGCACAGCAATAATTCAATTAAATGCAAGTGATACAGTTGGTGTTCAAATAGCAGGAGGAACTATGTACGGTTCAGGTTTCAATCAATTTACTGGTTATTTATTAGGATAAAAAAATGGCAACTTACACAATTACACTATCAGATTCAGAAGATAAAGCTCTTGGAGTAGCAGCAGTATCTCAAGACTTTTGGATTCAAAATGCAGTACATGAGCGTTGCAGAATTGCAATGGAAGAAATTATTGCTGCTGAAGTTCAGCGTTTATTAGCTGAAGGAAAGTCTATTACTGGCTCTAAAGACGATATAGTTATGTCAGCACCAGTTAAATCTGCTGCTGAAAAACAAGCCGAATATGAGGCAAGTTTGCAAACTGTTTAATTTTTTACAAGGAGAATGACATGGGCATTAACGCTTTCTGCAAAACTGGCAACACCGTTACTTTTACGGCTGGCGTTACTGCGCCCACACCTGTACAAGTGTCATCTACTACTTTAGGTGGTAATCAGTATCGGATTATCAATGCTGGATCAACGCTAGTATTTTTGGGTTATGGCAACGATGCTGCAACTGCTAATACTGCTTCAGCCAATGTAACCAGTACGGGATTAGCTTTTCCATTGTTAGCGGGTACAGATGAAATTTTGACCTTTGCTCCCAATGCTTACTTTACTGGCACAAGTACGGCTAATGCCGTTGTGTACATTACCCCAGGTGACGGTGTATGACCATCATAGGAGTAAATGTAGTATGATGAAACCTTCCATTAGGAGGTTTTATGAAAGTTTGCAGATGTTGTAACAAAGAAAAAGATTTAAAAGATTTTTATGCAAGATACGCAAAATGTAAAAGTTGTTGCAATGAGGTTAAAAAGAAATATAGAGCATCGGAAATAGGTAAAGCAGTAAGAAAGCGAGAGGCTGTAAACGCAAGGATAACTGGAAAACAGCAAGTTAGACAAAAGCGTTATGAGCAGACTGAAAAAGGTAAATTGCAACAAAAGAAATATGATGCAAAGCGTTACGAAGGAGTTGAAGGTAAAGCTAGAATGGCAGCCAAAAATGCTGTGAAATATGCGTTAAAAGTAGGAAAATTAGTTAAAGAACCCTGTTGGATTTGTGGAGAAAATATGTCAGAAGCGCATCACCCATCTTATGCAAAAGATATGCGGTTAGCCGTTACATGGCTATGTTCTGCCCATCACAACGCAATTCATAATCCAAGAGGGGTATAAGACATGGTCCTTAAGGTCGTTACAAGCGGAACTACTACTAACGGTACAGTAACCTCAATTACTGCGGGTACTGGCATCAATGTTAGCCCTAGTCCTATTACGACTACTGGTACGGTTGCGCTTGCCAATACAACTGTTACGGCTGGCACTTATGGCAATGCCACTATCAACGGGGTATTTACGGTTGATGCTCAAGGTAGATTGACTAATGCTGCCAATGTGGTGATTAGCGGTACTTCTCCTGGTGGTGTTGCGGGTGGAGATCTTACTGGTACATATCCTAGCCCTACTTTAAATACTAGCGGTGTAGCTGCGGGTGTTTACGGCAATGCAACCACTGTTTCACAAGTTACCGTTGATGCCAAAGGCAGAGTAACCACAGCATCAAATGTAGCAATTGCTATTGCTAACACAGCAATTACGGGTGGAAACATTACCCTTGGTAACACCACAATTGGTTTGGGTAATACGGCTACAACCGTTGGAAACTTAACATTAACTAATGTGACTATTCCTAGCGGAACAATGAATGTCACCATTATTAACAGCACTTCCAATACGGCTGCAAACGCCACTTTTGGCACATCAAGTTTGTTATTAGTACCTGCTGCGTTTCTCATCATTAACTTAAACGGTGTTAATGTCAAAATCCCTTACTACTCGGTCTAACATGGATAGCCAATTTTTGTTTAATATCGTTGCTACCCTTGCGGGAACTCTAGTCGGGTGGGTTCTCAAGGTCTTATGGGATGCTGTGCGTGATCTTCGTGATGATGTCAAGGAGATTGAAAAAGGCTGTGTAATGAAGGATGATTACCGTATTGATATTGCAGAGATCAAAGGGATGTTGGCTAGAATCTTTGATAAGCTCGATACAAAGGCTGATAAGTGAATTTCGAGACCCTCTCCATTGTTAAATTTGGCGATAAAGATTCGCTAGGAGAGTTTTTGTTTGAAAATGGCACTCAACACAAGCTATTTCAGGATACTTTCATGGATAAAGGCATTTCAGTGCCTATTTTCCCTATAACGGATGCTGATACAGACAATTTAGATGATTGGTTACTGGCTCATCAGGTAGAGCATCAGGCTTTTTCATCGCTATTAGGATTAAATAATCCATTCAATATGTTGGATGTGGACTTTAATAATGAAAATGATTTCTACGATTGGATAGCTTCCCACTTGTACATTCATCAGCAAATTGCTGCTGCCCTTAACCTTTCATAGGCAAATATGGATAACGCTTCCCCCTCCCCAAAAAAAATGGAAAATCCAGCTTTAGCTACACAACCTATTAACCAGGATGTGATGGATTTAGTTGCAAACAAAGGCAAGCCTAAAAATGATCTTAAAGTTGAACAAGCCAAAGAGCAGATTAAAAAAATAATTGCAGAACAAAAACTTGATCCTCAAAAAATTGTCCGTTCTGGTCAATTAGCTGAGTTTGCATTAAAAGACAACAAGTCTTATCCAATGATTGTTCAACAAGCAATTAAAGAAGGCTTGGCAAATCCTGAGGATGCCAACGAACCTATGAATCCTAAAGAATTGGCTGGGATGGTTTCCGCTGGCAAAATAGCGCAAATGATTATTGATGAAGGGCAAGGAGTATGACCAATTTAAAACCGATTGCTCAAGCACTGCAAAGTAAGGGGCGTTATGGCGACACTATTTTGGCGCACATTAACCCTCAAGAAGCTGAACTTTTAAAATTATTAGGCGGTAGCGGAACAACCAATCCAGATACAGGGTTGCCAGAATATTGGGGTGGATTTGGAAGCATCTTTCATGCCGTAACTCAGTATATTGTGCCAGTAGCAATTATTGTTACCGCTATTGTTGCCCCACAAATATTACCAGCATTAGGAAGCACTATAGCAGCTGAATTAGGCATTGGAACTGTGTCTGCAACAACCGCTGCTGCGATAGGTGCTGGTGCAGTAGGAGCTGGAAGCGCAGCTTTAAACACAGCTGTTGCTGGTGGTAATGGAGAACAAATATTAAAAGCAGCTGCTATTAGCGGTGCTGCTAGTGCTGCTGGCGCTACTGTTGGTGGTGCTGTTGCAGAGGGTGTAACTGGCGCAACTGGTGGTCCTGTTGCTGTAGCTAGTGATTTAGGACCTACTATGGGCGCTAATGCTCCTGGCGCTATTTCGGGTGGAGCTGCTGGTGGTGGAACAAGTGCTTTTACAAGAGCGCAATTATCTGGATCAAACTTAGATCAATCTTTAAAACAAGGTGAAATAGGAGCTGCTACTGGAGCAATTACTTCAGCTATTGGTCAAGGAGTTCAAGCAGGTGGCGGTTCTCCAGAAGATATTAGACTTGCATCTAGCCTTTCTGGACCATTTGTTGCTCAAAATGTATCTAATCTATTTTCACCTCAAACATCTTCTGAAACATCTGGTAGCAGTTCTTCTCAACCACCAACAAGCACAGTAGCTACTACAGGTCAACCTGGAACAACTCCTGGTAGTGCTGCATTAGGACAAGCATTGCGTATTGGTGACCCAGGATCTCCAATTGAATCTCCTGGAGGTGGCGAGAAAACAACCGCACCTGTATGGAATATTGCATCACTTAGAACAAAAGACGAAACAGGGAGTTAATAATGGCTTTATCTAAAGCGTTGGGAATGGATTTGCCAGCATTGGCTGAAATGCTACGGGCTAAAGGTCGTGGCAAAGACACTATGCTTGCTCACATTACTCCTAAAGAAGCTGCCCTTCTTAAAAGACGGGGCGGATCAGGTAGTGTTAACCCTGATACTGGACTTCCTGAGTTTGAAGATTCAGGATCTTATGACTTTAGCCCTCCAGAACCCGTTTCTCCAACTTATGATGTTGTTTCTAGCGCTCCTGGTGGCGGTAATACATTTACTCCTACCCAAGCTGAAACTGGCGTACCTGTACAAGTAGGATCATCCTACACTCCAGGCGGTGATGCTTATGCTCCCGTTGGTCCATCTGGCAACTATCAATCGGCTGACATATTGAATCAATATGGTCAAACAACACCGTACACAAGTACGGGAACAGCTATGCAACAAGCTGGTCCAGCTTTCCCAACGGTTACATCTGCTCCATCAGCCACTGCTCCTGGTGTTGTTAGTCCAGCTCAACAAGATGCTGCTCCAACTAAGCCAGATACCTTAGATAAATTGAAAGAGTATCTAACTAGCGAAAAAGGCGTTAATACATTGTCTCGTTTAGGTTTGACTGCTGGATTAGGTGCTTTTGGTGCAAGTCAAGCTCGTAAAGCGGGAACTCAAACACAGGCTGCTACTGATGAACAAAAAGCTATTGGACAGCCATATACTCAACAAGGTCAGCAATTAGTTAATCAAGCGCAACAAGGAACATTAAGCCCTGCAAGTCAACAAGCATTAGATGCTGCAAAAGCCCAAGTTAATCAGGGTATTGCTAATCGTGGTGGTGTAGGTTCACAGCAAGCCTCCAACCAAATTGGTAATTTGTATCAATCATTGCTTGATAATCAGTACAAATACGGCTTGCAGATCATGCAGATTGGTGACAACATTACTTTGGGCGCTATTAAATCAGGATTGCAATTGGATCAACAATTACAAACTACTACCAATAATTTCTATGCTCAATTGGCTAGTATTGCTGCGGGTGGATCTGGTTACATTCCTGCTGCACCTGCATTGCAAACTCAAGGGATTAAATAATGGCTGAGATTGAACAAGCACCAAATCCACAGCTAAAAGAAGCCATTGGCGTTGACTTTAAACAGTTTCCGTTCTTAAAACAAGAGCAAGCTGCCAAAGAAAAGGCTTCTGAAGCCAAGATTAAACTTGAATCGTCAAAAACTGCTTTAGAGGCAGGAGAAAAACGCAAGGCTTTAGAAGAAGAGTCTGCTAAAAACAAAGCTGACTACGAAACATATAAAAAAGCAGAATTAGAGCCACCTAAATTTGAACCTACTCAAGATAATGCTATGGATCTGGGCGCTTTATTTAGCGTAATTGCTACTATGGGAGTGGCATTAGGTGGTGGCGGTAAATTGTCTTCAATGAACGCTTTAAATGCTATGGGCGGTATGCTCAAAGGTTGGCAATCAGGTCGCAAAGACTTGTTTACTAAAGAACAGGCTATTTTTGACAAAGAAACAACTCGTATTAAAACAATTAACGACAAGTTATTAAAAGACTTAGAGCAATTACAAAAGTTACGGGTAACAGATAAGGATGCAGCGCTATTAAAAGCTGCTGAGATTTCAGCTACTCACCCAGGACTTATTGCGCAACAACTTGAATCAGGTAGGCTTGATGTTGCTGCTGATACTGCGCATCAAATATCTGTTTCTACTATGAAAATGCGTGAATTAGCTGCTAAACATGGCGTTGGTAGCAAGGGAGTGACTTTAGACTCTTACTTTCCTGGAATTACATTTAGCGGTACGCCATCTCAAAATGAAGATAAGAGAAAATCTATAAATACTGGTGCTTTGTCATTATCTACAGCTCAAGATTTAAAACAGTACGCTAAAGAGAATCCACAATATTTAGGTAGGCAAGGTCAGATTGCTCAAAATATTAATAGGTATATTGATTCTTGGAACTTTATTGATAACACAGCAGACATTGAATCTATGCCAGATAATGGTCAACCAGCCCTTATTTTTGCTAAGAAGTATGCAGCGTACCTTGTTGGATATGAGAAGACATTGGCTGGTAGCAATCGTGGTATGACACAACAATTTCAAAAACGATTTAATACTTTGATGTCGCAAGATCAATTTAATGCTCAAGGTTTTGAACAACTAATGAATGAGCAAATGAATGAGGTTGCTCGTGCTACAGCAGCTAATGACCCCGCTATTACTGGTAAAGGGTTACTGGATTATGGAAGTAACATTTACAAGCGTGCTGAATTACCTATAGAAACTGCTAAAGGTGGTAAAGATAACGGTAGTGATGATCTTGAAAAGACTAGATCTCAAGCAAAAGCAAGAATAGCTGCTGGCGCTGATGAAGAAACTGTAAAGAAAAGATTTAAAGAATTAACTGGCAAGGAATTGTAATGGCTGATCCATTTGCAGACATCCCTATTAAAAGTGGTTCAAAAGACCCTTTTTCAGATATTCCTGTAAAAACTGAACCTGAATATCAATATCAAGAACCTTTTGCTGCGCCTTCTTTTGCTGAAGGTGAAATGCCTAAGTACGGTCAAATTGCTAAAGCTGCTTATTTAACAGCTAAAGAAAACATCCCGATGATTGAAAAAGGGATGATGAAAGGTCCTGAAGCTCGTGCTTTAAAAGCCATTTTTCCAGAAAGAATGGGTAAAGTAGAAAAAGGTATTGAGCGTAGCGAACAAGATATTCAGCGTGAAATGGCAAAAATTCCTCCAGGTGAGGCTGCTTTTGGTATGGCTATCTCCCCATCCATTCCTTACGGGGTTGGCAGAATCCTTCCTAAAGTTGCTAAAACAGTTGGTAAAGCTGGTGAAAAAGTTGTTGAAACTGCTGGAAAATCATTGCCAGGTTCTTTTGAAAGAGCATCAGAACAATTATCTAAGATTGGTACTGCTACTGATAAAAGCCAATTAGGTAGCAAATTATCTACATTTTTGGAAGAACGCTTGGGTGGATTAAGAACAGCAAGACAAGCGGAAACAGAAAAGTTAAAAGGCAAGTATTACAAACAAGCTATGGGTAGGGAAGATCTTGTTTCAAATCGTTATAACAAATACCTTGAAGATCAATTAACCCGAGATTTAAAAAATCTTAATCGTGAAGAATCTAGTTTATTAGGTGATTCCATGAAGCGTTTAGCTGGTGATAAATCCATTGATGCTATGGAAAAAGAGCTTAGAAGGTTAAAAGCCATTCAATTTGCTCCAAAACCATTGGAAGGTGTTGATGCTATTCCCAGATTAAAAGCGGGTGATATGGCTGAAAACTTGGAAAAAATATTAAATCGTGTTGCTCCAAAAGGTAAAGTTTATCGAGAAGCATACGAAGTATCTTCAGAACCTATCAATTTGTTTGATATTGCGTTGGGTAAAAAAGCAACTAAAGGCGCAACAGAGCGTGTAAGTAACTTTAAAGCTGCCGATCCCGCTAATTTGCCAAATGCTTTTTTTGAAACTCGTGATTCCGTTAAAAAATTGCGTGCATTAGCTCAGGATGATAAGTTTGTTGTAGATGCAGCAAAAGAACATATTGCCAATGAATTAACTGGTTTAGATGGAAAACAAGCTAGAGCTTGGTATAAAAGAAACGAGTTGTGGCTTGATGAATTAAAAGATATTAGCCCAATAAAAACAGAAGTTCGGTCTTATGTAGATAAATTAGCTTCAACACAAGGAGTTGTTAAAACTCGTAATGATGTATTAAAAGCCCTTGGCGTAGGTGCTATAGGTTATTCAGGATACCAAGGATTTAAAAGCGTACTAGGAATATGAGCAAGAAAAGTAAAGGCGTTAACCCCGATTTAGAGGATGCAGTCAGCACCTTGCTAAAACAAGTGATGGCGGATGAAACTGCTTCTTTGACTGATAAATGCAAGGTTATTGATCGTGCCGTCAACATTGAGAAGCTCAAACAGAAGCTGAGTGATGAGGAATGGGGTGCGGGATTTACTATTCCAAATGACGAAGATGATGAATAGGGTTAAACTATGATATTCATTAGTAAAGGGGATAATTATGGAAGCAGTAGCCTTGGTACGCCTAGCTTTGGCGGTCATTACAGACCGTTTGATTACGATTTTGGCTTTAATAGCATCAAGCGTGATGTGCGGTTGGACAATGTGGAATCCCATGTGGGAAAGAGTGGTGACACTAGCAATATTTGTAGTATTCAGTTACCTTATAGTCAATGTAAAAGAGAGGAAACAAAATGAGCCTAAAACCGACAACTAAAGGCAGTGCAGGTGGTACACCTCATAAAAGACCATCAGAAAACAATCAGCAAGTATCTAAAGCTGTTCGCCCTCCATTGCCTAGAGATGGATCTGCTGGCGGATTGAACACTACTTTGGGTGGAAAAATGCCATCAGGGTATGTTTCCGTGTGGAATTTTGATGGTAATAAAAACACCAAAAACTCCGCTACAACTAAGCCTGGCAACGCTGGCGGTAAGGACATTTTCTAAATGGCTAATAATATTGCTTTCCAACCAATGGGGAAAACGGTGTCGGTATCTGTTTCAGGAGCTGCCAATACTGAATCTTCAATTATTACCATTAAGGCAGACAGTCCTGTTAATCAATATTCCTTGTCAAATAATGGCAATGCTACGGTTTATGTAGGTATTTCTGCTACAACACCATTCAATGTGGCTTTGCCAGGAACAGCATCAGGATATGTAATTCCTGTTTTAGCTAATTCCACACGCATTATTACTACTATTCAAACTGGTTTTAACAATGTGTACGCCAAGATTATTGGTGATGGCACTAATGCTAGTTGCTACATTACTCCAGGAGAAGGAATATGAATTATTTTGACCAAATTGAACCATTTTTGAACGCTATTGGCGCTGGTATTGGTAGTCAATCCCATACTGTTGCTTGTCAATTTGCTGCATTTTTAAGCGGTGGATCAAATCAACAATCAGAACCATTATCAGAAACGCCAGAAGAAATTACACCTGAAGTAACTCTAGAGCCAGCGCCTGAACCAATTGTTGAACTTATTACAGAACCAACACCTGAAATCGTGCCTGAAATAGTTACCCCAGAGCAAAATGTAACTGAATAATGGACAGAAGGGCTGTAGCTACCATTGTTGCTAGTGCTTCAGTGCTAGTGGGTGTTGCAGTCCATGAAGGCTATAGCGGTACGGCTTATAAAGATGTGGCGGGTGTATCAACCATTGGATTTGGACAGGCTGATGGCACTAAAATGGGTGACAAGACAGATCCAGTAAGAGCTTTAGTCAAACTAGAATCCACCCTTGATACTAGCGCTAAAGGAATGGCTGCTTGTATCCAAGTACCCGTATCTCAAGGTGAGTATGATGCGTATTTGGATTTTACCTACAATGTAGGCGTATCAGCGTTTTGTCATTCCACATTAAATAAAAAGCTCAATGCCAAAGACTACGATGGCGCTTGTAAAGAACTGTTGAAATGGACAACGGCTGGCGGTAAAGTAATGCCAGGGCTAGTTAACCGTAGGAGAGAGGAATATGACCAATGTTCGGGACAATCCAATTCAAATTGATAGCGATTGCAATTGCAGTTCTGTTGACATTTTTTGCTGGATGGATTGTAAACGGGTGGCGCTACGAAAAACAGATAGCTATTACCAAAATAGCAGAACAAAAAGTCATTCAAGAAAAACAACAAGAAAATCAAGCTCAGACCGACCTAATCAGGAAAGCTAAAGATGACCAAATTGCTTATATTAACAACCAGCTTGCTGATGCTCTTGTCAGCTTGCGCTCAAGATCCAGTCGTAGTCAATACAGTGCCGTCAATGGACAAGACGGCACTGGGAGATCCCTTTCTTCCGAGGATGCAACTTTTCTTATCAGGGAAGCTACCAGAGCAGATCAAATAAGGGTTGCCCTAGATGCTTGTTATAAACAATATAATTCTGTAAACAAATAATGGATAGCCATTACAAGTCACTGCTAAAAGCTGTAACTTGGCGCATTACAGGCAGTCTTGATACCTTTGTGTTGTCTTGGATAGTGACAGGTCAAGTAAACCTAGCGTTTAGCATAGCCTTTATAGAGCTATTTTCTAAGATAGCCCTATATTGGTTACATGAACGCATCTGGTTAAAGATCAAGGTGCTGGAGTAAGCTGTCCTTCAAACAAGTAGCTTCCCAAGTGTCCTAAGTTAGCCCAAGGCGCTGCAAACACTTTTCCACCCGCTAATCTCCAGATACGGCAAAAGTGATAATCCTCAGATAACAAGCGATTGCTACCAGGCTCAATCGAGGTAGCAAAGTATTCATAAATCTGCTCTGCATGATTTAATTGACCTGAAAGATCTCCTACATCATTGGTGTAAGAAGGTACTTTTTTCTTGAGCTTCTCAAACACCTTGCGTTTAATCAGCATAAAGCCAGTGCCACCATTAAAAATCTCTACTGGTTGATCTATGGGAACAGTAACTTCACCTGCATAGTCCACTAGGTTGACTACAAAACTACCTGTATGGCTTTTTAACTGGTCATTTGGCACACCTGCATCCATTGCTTGCTTGGTGCTATTCCAGTTAATTTCTTTTTTAGGGTAGATACCGCAGATGATGTCTTTATCAGCCTGGATCATTCTTACAATGTCCTCTGGTCTGAATTTGATGTCTGCATCAATAAACATCAGATGAGTAGAGTTGGACTTTAAGAAAGTATGCGCTAAAGCGTTTCTAGCCCTAGTAATAAGGCTCTCATTAAACATAAAGCTAAACTGAGTTTGGATTCCCGCTTGGCTTAGTACGCTAATAGACTGCAATATTGACTGAGTGTAAAAGCCAGCACACATACCGCCATACATGGGGGTAGCAATAAAAATAATCGGTTGTACAGGTGCTTTAGGTGCTGCTTTCTTTTTAGTTGCCATGATTTTCCTTAAATAAAGTTGTCGGTACTAGCGTTAATGACTTCGTTAATCAATATGTTCTTTCTGTCGTTAGAACACTCGTGCATACAGGTTGTTTTAGCGTTAAATTTGTCCATGTATTCTTGTGTTTCAGGGCTAAACCATAGCCTATGAAAGCTACTGTCCTTGATAGATCCTATACATCCTGACTTATCGTAGGCTTTGTTATGACAGGCATATACATTGAGGTCTGCACCGATGACGGGTACGGTCTGCATAATGAAGCACTTGTGATAGCTTCTAGTATGAGAGTGACTACTCCCAGGAGTAATGTTGTAAGTGCTATTAACACTAAACTTTTCAGTAGTAATAGCTTGTATGTTTTTAAGTTGTTCATTAACTTCCTCTGCTATCGGTTTATGGTATTCGTAGAAATCAGGTACATACATTGGACTGAAACGCACATTTTCAACACCGCTATCTTTTAATAACTGGGTTAGTCCCCCAAGATTTTTGTAATTGTTGCGATGCACAATATAATTAACAGCCAGATCACATCCCGCATCCTTCATTCCCGCAAAACCTCTTAGATTGCGGATGATGCTATCAAAGCTCTTTTCTGGCACATTCCTAAACCGCTTCATTTCCTCGCCATTGGTGTAATCCATTGATACACGCACCCATTTGGCTTTGGCTAAGACTTCCGCCTTTTCTTTAACTAGGTTTTGCCCGTTGGTGATGATGGATAGGTCCATCTTGAGAGCTAGTGTTAAGCGCATAAAGTCTGCTATATCAGGGTGCATCAGTGGCTCTCCACCACCACTCCATGTAATAGCTTTAGTACCCATGTTAGCTAGGTCATGCAAGATCTCAATCATCTTATCTCTAGGGATGATGTCATCTTCCTTCATGTCCTCGTGCATACCGCTAACAATATGTTCTTCTTCTCCACCGTCTTTTACCCTAAAACCAGTGCTGTACACGCAAAAGAAGCAGCCATGATTACAAAGGTTGATTGGCTTGACCCGAACATACACAGGCGCAGTAACCTTCCCCGCCTCAAAAGAAATCAGCTTTTCTGGATGGTGAAAGATCTTAAAATCGCTATATTTGTTGCTTTTCACGCTAAATCCTTATATTCGACCAACATTACGGAATCAAAAGTCTTGCTGGCAAGGTCATAAAACACCTCAATATCACCCTCGTCTTTGAGTTTCCACACAGGAAAACTGACCATTTTGCGTATTCCATCGGTTAAATCTTGAGTATGAGTAGCGCCTGTATAAAGAGGCTTCTTGGTATTGCCCACAATGCAACGAATAATGACTTTTGGGTGAAACTCACCATGAGAGATTTTGGCTATTTTGTCTAAATGGTTGACCATTGCATCCATTGCGTTCATTAAGAAGTCCATACGCTCAATAAAGACCACTGGGAGGTATCCCTTGAGTGATAGTCCTATTGCAAACCCCATCATCAAATTCTCTGCTACAGGCATCTCAATAATCTGACTATCTGCCACTTCTTTTAGCGTACCTAATGCTCTGCCTTTTTTAAGACCGTAGCCAATAAAACGCACTTGAGGGTTTTGGGCTAATTTGGTATTGGCTTTAATGAGTTCTTCTTTGTAATTCATATTTGCTTGAAAATACCAATTTTTAAAATCATCTTCGTCATACCAATTTTTTGTTTGTCCCTTACGAATTAACTTTGGTAATGGTCTATTTTTACTTGCCGTAACCTTTCCTTTTAAACTTAATAAAGGAATTTTTAATTCTTCTGCCAATTCCTTTAAATTTTTTAAAGGTTTTCTGTAAACCTTTTCTTGGCTCATTTTCTTTTCCTTCTGTACCTTCTTCTCTCTATATCTTTTTGGATAATGATTCCACCAAAGTAAATTAAGACGGCTAAGTAAAGTGCAATTAAACATCCGTAGATAATTAAGTCCATTATTTCTCGTGTGCCTTTCTTAGTATTGCTTGTTCAACAGCCCTACCTAAACCACACTTAATTCCTGACCAATCTTTTTCGTAAATGCTAATCATTTCCTCATCTGTTAATTGTTCTTTTACTGGATGGGTATAGCTAACTACTGTTGGCTCTATCTTTGTATTAGTAATAGATTGATATGGGTTTACTGGATGGGTATAGAGTGGTATGTAGTTAAATACGCTATCAGGCTTGTCTATGTATAAAACATACTCTCCATTTTTAACCCAGCCGTATGGTTTATTGTTCATTTAACATCCTTAAAAACAATATGCTTTTTAGTGCCGTTGCCAGCATGAGGATAAGTAGGATCGTAGTTGTTGCGAATTACGCACCCTGGCAATCTAAATCTAAATTGATAAGGCAAGCGTTCCTCTAGCGTTGAATCTACGCTACGGTTGTTATCTTCAATAATGAATGTGCAAGGTAAATCATGCCCTTGGACCATCATTACCGCCTCATAAAAGTGTCCTTGCTCCTCTGCGCCATCACCTAAGAAGCACCAGACCCGATTAGAGCTGCCTTCTTCTTTAAGTGCGTAAGCTACACCCGATGCTATTGCGCAAGTGCCAGAAAGAATACTTGAAGTAAAAAAATGACGATCCCTGTCAAACACGAACATAGAGTTGCCATCAAGAATCTTTGCAAGAAGCTCATTTCTGGGAACTCCAGATAAAAGAGCATGATGATGATTGCGGTGAGTGCTAAAAATCCAATCCCCATCTTTAACCTCCTTAAACAAGTCAATTAAAAAGTCCTCATTACCACCTGATAAGTGGATAAGGTAAGGCAAATCACCCGCTTCCCAGTGAGCTGCCACTTGGTTTTCAAAATCAATAAGATCTTGTTTAGTGCAATAGTTCATTCATACTCTTTCAAAATCGTTGCATTTTTAAAAAGCAGTCCCTTAGGCACTAAAAATGCTTTTTTCTTAGCTGTATCTCCAGTTCCAACAAATTCACGATATTCCAATTTATTCAAAAAAATGCAATTGACAATATCCATCGGCTTAATCATGGCAAAAACATTGTCATCATAAAAAGCCCAAAAATCAGCTTTAGTAGTAATCAACGCAGAAGGTTTCCCAAACATTTCAATTTCAACCACAATGTTTCCTGTTTGATTGCTCATAGAATCGTATTTCACTTCTACAGATTTATTGATCTCTGGAATCCAGATGTCATAACCTTTAAATTTATGAATCATGCTTGCCGATTGGTATTTTTGCCTTAATCTTTTAAGCAATTTTTCCTCAATCGTAAAACCTCTTTCAAGGTCAACTGCAAAAGTATTAGACATAGTTATCCCTATAAATAGTGGTGAGCTGCTCAGAAAGACCCTCACCGTAGTCCACCTAACTATTTGGCTAATTTACGCCAAATTCGTATCTGAACTTACGGAGTGTTCTTCCATTCGGTCAATCATTACTACGCATCCACCACCTTTGATTGGTAAACCTCTTTCAATAGTGATTCTCTGCACGCTAACATCGTCTGTATATACGATCCCGATAAGTGCATCCAATATTGGTTTGACACAGTTATCAATGTCCATAAGTTTTTTTGAGCGTGGTCTAAGGATGATGTCAACCCATACTGGGCTATCTCCAAAGCTGGATACTCGGTATTCTTTGCAATAAGCTGCCACATCATTTTTAAAATCCCTTCCCCGTTGGCTGATAAACCTACGATGTCCACTAGCGATCCAGTAGTTATTGATTGAGGGTGGATAAGGTAGGTTTAAATGAATCATTAGCAGTTAATTGGTTTAAATGGTCCTTCGGTATTGGTATCCCAACAACAGATGCCACCTGTGTAATCACGCTCACATTTAGTAGCTGCAAACACGCTGGTTAAAAAAAGTAAAGATATTACATAAGTAATAACAAATTTTTTCATTTTTAAAACTCCTTTTGGTGGGGTACTTGCTGATTGCCTTTTCATTTCAGATAACTGGTCAATCCCGACATTGCTATCAGTAACCTAGTCAGTTGCTTTCCCCCGTAAACTAAAATGGCACTTCCCCGTCATCCACACGATTCAATTCTTTTGGATAAACCCCTGGATTTTGTGGTTTCCAGTTATCCTCAGACAAGCTAATTAGGCTACCTTTAGGGGTTTGCTTAGTCCAACCAGCAATCTTCAAGGTTTGACCCGCTTTATAGTCCTCTGAGAGCAATAGCGTACCCTTCCAATCAGGTGAGCGCTCATTGGTTTTCTTTTCGTTCTGAAACAGAACACCTTTGCCCATCTGGGCGATATGACCATTAGCCATTGTGGATTTCCTTTCTAATTGCTTGGAGTTTTGATAAGAACTTCGCTGTAGTATTGCCGTCAAATGTTTTTGTATAGGCTTCATTGACATCTCTAAACGCCTTTATCTTGGTGAACTTTTCCTCTGCGGTCATCTTGCTTGATTCATGGATCTTGGCGTGCATCTCTGCGAAACCATCAATCCAATCATCTTTACAAACATAATGCGCATACGGAACATCGTTACCAGGAACATACATCGGCAATGCCATATCAGGGATGTCATCAGGAATAGCGGAAAGATCGACTACGCTAGGAATGACTGATCCCATGTCTTTTAATACGGTAGGCTTGACGGTCTGGGTTTCGAAGTTTTCGACTTCATCGGGTGAGTAGAACCCCGTAACAGATCCAGGGAAAACTGATCTAATCCCCTCTGAAATACAACGGCTTCTGAGCATCGCTCTGGGAAACTTTTGCCATCCGCTTCCTGGTTTAACAAGACCGATTTTGGTGGCTTGTCCAATGGTCCATGTAACCGCAAGGTTACCCCCGTTGGGATGTGAAAAAACTCCTGTAACTGATTCATCTGTGTATTCCTTCCATTCAACTTTGCCACCTGCATTTTGGAAACGGGCAAGCATCGCATCAGCCTTCAATGCTGGTCTGCCTTGGATGATGTGAAAGTCACGAGCTGCTGTTGCAGGATGTAAACCTTCCGCCTGTGCTACCGCCATCAACGCTAGAACGCTGTTGGTGTCCTTCATACCAAACAGACCAGACTTGGCTATTGCTTGTGCCATCTGCTCCATCTCGTTAAAACTGACAATGTTAGACATGAATAATCTCCGATAAGGTGTAAATAGTGTCAATGACTGAACTTACAGCCATGATCCAAACTGCTATATCAATATTGCTCATTTGACTAAGAACCTCCGAGATCCAGGGGTTTCGACCACAAACTGCTCATAAATATCAGGCATGGCACTTTGAAAGAGTGATGATGAGAACTTCTTAGAGCTTTTAGAGGACTTCCAAGACACTAATGTCTGTCCATCCACTGTTCTAATCTCCTGGCACTCTCCCATAAGATTACGGACAGCCACTTCAATCTGCTCCTCAGTAGCCTCAAGGTTTTTAATCTGATTCTTGACATCTCGTAACTGAGCGACAGCCAACTCAACTTGCTGTGTAGCCGTAACCACCGCATTAGAGGATGACGGGTAAATGATCTTGGTTTGCTCAATGGTTTCTGCTGGAGGAAGCGTACCCGCTTGGCAATGACCCCAAACTGTAGCCATTTTCTGTATGAGGTCATCTTTTTCTTGGTCTGAGATAGTAAATTCAAAGGTATGAAACTCTTGACCACCAAATAAAACAGCCAAAAAGATCCGATTAACATTGTGGCAAGCAGCTTCGTGGACAAGTTGTGCGTAATCAGCATCAGGAATCCGATTGGTATCGGGATCAAACTTAGAGCGAACTGCTGCGTTGTAGTTTTTAGCCTCAACAAGCACACCACCATCAGCACTAATGAAATCAAAATGAGATTTAAACCAAGTATGCTTTGAATGGGTAATCGAATAATCAGCATCTTTTAACTCCATCTTTAAACGATCTTGAGCCAGCTT